GTTTCAAAATATGCTTTTAAGACCGCTGAACTTGATTGTATTGCCATTTATTATTGGTTTTTTACTTTATCTTCCCAATCTCTAAATAAAAGATTGCCTTTTAAATATGCTTCCATTTCCATTTTTCTCATATGTGGGTCATCTTGAGCGTATGTTGGTTGGGAAGCATCCCCCATTTCTAAATCACCTCTTTCATTTTGATGGTGATGAACTAACTCGTGTGCAAAAGATCTACAAATGTCTTTTGGATGTCTGTTTGTTATATACAATACAACAGATTGTTCTGCTGGATCATAATATGCTGTTTTACCAAAGATACCTTGAGCATTTTCTTCATCTTGTTTTAAATGAAGTTGAGGTATATTTTGTATTCCAAATTCCTTTTTTGCTGCTTTAAATATTTCACCTAAGGCTTCTTTTAATTCCATTATCCTGTAGTGTCTGGTTCTTCTGGTTCTTCTGTTTCTCCTTCTGGTTCTTCTTCATCAGGTTCCATAGCAACATCTGAATCTCCGCCTCCAGATGGAGGTGTTGATGCTCCTCCTCCTGTTGCTCCTCCTCCTGTTGCTCCTCCTTCTTCTTCTTCTCCTGCTTCTACTTCAGGTGCTGCAAATGGGGTAACAGGTCTTTTTGTTAATAATCTATTTATATCTTCTATAGCTTCACTTCTTTCTTCCATATCCAATACATAATATTCTTTTGGTCCAACTTTTACCATTAGAGAAAAAGATTCATAATATATTTCAAAAAATTGTCCGTTTAAAAGACGAACTTCATATGATGGTGGAATTGAATTAATTGCTTTTAAAGAGTCAACATAACGAATCAAAGGATCCATTTTAAGTTTATCTTTTAAAGTATCAAGAATTTCTGGTGGAGCTTTATAGTCTCTTTCAGTAAGTCTCGTTAATTCTTCTAAGATTATGTTTTTAATATTTTTCATTATGATACATTTGTGTCCCAACCTTGACCACCATTAGTTTTTATATAAACATGGGTGCCAATAGAACAACTTATATATGTAAAATCTGCTTCTACACAAGTATTTCCTGCATTTGCATGATAATGTAAAGCAAAAGATAAATCTGGGATTGGAGTACCAGGATCAAGTTGATTTATTCCTTGATTTTGCCATCCAAATGAAGCACTTGAAATAGATTCAGCTGCTCCATTACTACATACTTTATATATCGATCCTGTAATAGCTGTTACTGTTGACGAACTAACAGGGAATACCATTCTTCTTATTGGGTTTGCCATAGTTTTAAATTTTATTAGTTACCAAATAATCCAGAAGACATTTGTTTGCCTCCATCTGTTACAGTACCATCCATTTCATTTGTTGCTGGGTTATTAACTATATTTTCAGCTGAATTTTTAAATTCTTTTTCACTCATTTCTAATTCAGTTTTTAACTTTGTAAGTGATTCATACTGTTTTCTTGCTTTACCAACAAATTGTTCTGGTACGCTTACTCCTTTTGATGCATAATCTTGAACTATTTCTTCATCGGTTCTACCCATGTCAAACATTTCAAAGAATTGTTTTAAAGCACCTTCCATTAACATTTGTCTTTTAGCTTGTTTTCTGTGTTCGTTCATTTTTGATTTTAAATTAACATTTTTGTTATTATTTAAATAATCAGATAATAATTTGTTTGTTTTCATAATTTTATTTTCTTTTTGTTGAGGTTTTTGTTGTGTTCCTACTTTTGCTCTTTGTTGTAGCATTTGTTGTATTTGAGTTTGAATTTGTTTCATAGCTTGGGATGATTGTTTAGCTGCTTGTGTTGATGCTTTGGCTTTTTTCTTATTTAAATATTTAATTTTTACATTAAATTTTTCTTTTTCTAAATCATCTATTTCTTTTTTTTCAGCTTCTGCGTCAGGGTCTATAGGTCCTTTTGATGCTCCTCCTCCTGGTGGTGGTGGTGGTGCTCCTCCTGGTGGGGCTTGTTCCCATATTTCATCTTCTTCTTCATCATAATCATCATGTAGTCTATCAAATTTTGAAGATTTAGTAAATGCATCCTTATCTTTTGCTATAGTACTCATATATTTATCGTACTCATCTTGAGTCATTTTACCTACTGCTACATCATATGGTACATCACCTTTACCTGAATCTCCTTTAGCTATTTTAATAGCACCTTCATATGCTTCAATTTCATCTGCATACATATCTGCAATAGGTCCTCCTTCTGGTTCGGCCTCTTGCTCCATTTCTCTCATTATCTGATTTAAACGAGCTTGTAATTCTTTAACTGAATAGCTATCTGCTAATTCTTGGGATTTTTGTCTGCAGGTTGATTCTTTAAGACTTTCACTTACTTGTTTTCCTAACACATCATCATTACGAAGTTTTTGGAAATCTTTTAAATAAGCATCAGTGTCAACAATGTATCTACCCAATTCTTCTTCTTTTCCATCTTTAATTTTATCTATGGTTAATACTGTAAATTTAGGATTTCTAAAATCTTTATAGTTACTATTGAAATTTTGTGATTGGTGGATTCGATAGCTATGTTCTCTATCAAAACTGTCATGGTATTGTATGTGAACAAAAGTGTTGTTATATCCTGATTCTTCAGTCCAGTCAGCATGTTGTTTTAATCTGTCTTGGAATGCTCTATCATTTCTTGAAGCCATACCATTAGGGAGTAATTCTTCTACTTCTTGTTGTTGAAACATGTCTCCTGGTTCTTCTTGTCTAGGGTAAATTCCTTCTTGACCCATTGCAGTGAGTTCTTTTAAAACCTTAAATTCCTCCCATACTCCTGGCATACCACTTATACTATTTCTTCCACCAACATTATTACCATAATAATCATGTTGACCATAATGTCCCCTTACTTCTTGGATACTTTCTTTTACTAATTTTATTATGTCTTTTTTCTTCATTCCTTATTTTTTAGCTCCTGGTTTACCTGCGTTAAAATTATTTTTACTAAACTCTAATCTATCAACTAATTTAATACCATTTTCTGTATGGTCAACTGCCACAAATCCCTCTGCTTTAGTTACACTTAAAGTGCCATCTCCATTATCAATAAAATGTTTTGTAGCTACAGCGTCATCATATTTAGTAATAAATATAGACTTTGCTTGGGAGAGTAACTTACTTACATTAAAAATGTTAATTATGTTTTCTTTTTGAGATTCAAATTCTTTTATTTTTAATTCTCCGGCTAATCTTTTAGCTTCTTTAGTTTCTGGTCGTTTAACTTTTTCGATACTTTTGTTAACTGCTAGTTGATACCAATTTTTAAACCTTTCAAAAGATTTGTAAGGATCCGATACAAATTCGCCCTGTCTTACTTCACTATTAAGATAAGTGTTTAAAGCTTTTAATGGTAAGTTTGTGTAATCTATATTAATTGAATCTGCTTTGGTAATTTTTTCTAATACAAATTTTTCTTCTTCGCTATTTAGTAATATTCCAGTGTCATCTTTAAAATAAGCATCATCAAACCATACATTTGATTGTTTACTTAATCCACTTACATCAGCTCCAAATGAAGCACCACCACCACTTAAATCTTTGTATGTTGTGTGAAAGATAATTCCTATATCAGCTGATATTATTTGTTTACCTAATTCAGAATTTGCTTCAACAGCATATTTAATTGTATTTGGTTTAAAAGTATAATGAGTAACTCCTTCTATATCATCTGTTTCAACATCATCACTGTCAAACATGAAGTCACCTTGTAAAATACCTTTTATACCTACTGAAGGTAAATATTGTAATGCTAATTTTAATTTTTTAGCTAAACCAGCTGCGTGTCCGTGATTTTCATCTATGTCTTTAGGTGTGTAATTAATTTTTGGATTTACATTAAACACTGACTTAGTACCTACAAAAAACTGTCCATTGTCAGGATTAATACCTGTAAAAATAGCTGGAGCACCATCCCATTTTACAGAAACATTTTTAATTGTATTGTCTTCTCCTTTTAAATTTTTAATTAATTCATACAAGAAATTTTTAGCTTGATTAAAACCATCTTGTCCTTGAGTTAATATTAATTCTTCAAGGTGTGTTAAGTGTGTGTTTGCTTTTGTTTCTGTTATGATTTCTGTTAGTTGTTCTTTCCACCAATCTTTTGAAAATGTACTTGCTTCACTTACTGCTTTACCTCTAAAAGATGGTTTTATTGCTTTATGTGGGTATGGTTTTGGTTCTTCTAACTTACCTAATTTTTTAGCATTATTTATCCATTCTCCTACTTCTTCATCTTTCTGTTGAGATATCATGAGTTGAAGATCTCTATATTGTTGATGACCATAATTTGATTGAATTTGATCTTTATATTGAGAAATTAAATCATGAGCTCCATATTTGGTTTCGTTTACTTTTTTATCAAATGATTTTTCTATTTCACAACTATCTTCTAAATTCGAGAAATACTCATCCCAAAAATATTCTAAAGCTTCTAATCTTTCTCCTTCTAACTCTTGTTGTAATTCTATAAATCTTAATTTAAAGTTAGAGGTGTTTAGTTGTTTTAAAATGTCAGCATGTGTTGCAAAAAATTTAATTTCTCTGTCTGAAAGTTCATTTAATTTAATTTTTAGAGGATTTTCTACATCAAATTCTATATTTGGGTATTTATCCCTTAAGGTATATATTGCTTTTCTGTTTTCTGAAGAATCATCTATAAAAAGGACTTTTTTGGTTGTATCTTTAATTCTATTTTCTATCCAATTAGCTTTATCCTCTCCTGTTACTGGTTGTCCTTTTTCTTTATTTAATCCTAAAGGAACTACATAAGCCCATATTCCTTGGTCTTTAAGAAATTTTGTAACGGGTAACCCTATAGCTCTTGCTGTTAATATAGTTACTTTAGCATTTGGGTTTTTTATAGACTTTAAAAGTTTTTGGAATACTTCATTATTTAATGTACCTTTACTTATTAAATTTGCAAATGCTTTAAAGTCCCAATTTATTTTTATATTTTCCCCATGTGAGTCTTTTAAATGGTCTTTTGTTTTCTCAAATTCTATAGAGGAAGTTTCTCCTTTTTCTATTATTTTTCCCTCTGGAGATTCTACTGTATAAGGTATAGGGGTTTCTACTCTTGCTATTGTTTCGTCAAAATCGTATATGTGTAATTCTGGTTTTCCCCCTCTAGATTCATTTACTGACTCTTCCCAACTAATAGGAGCTATTTGTCTATTGTGTATTCTGTTTCCACTTCTAGGAATATAATCTCCTATATTAATATTATTTTGTTGACAATATCCCCCGGGTAATTCTAAAACATTATCTGCTATTCCTGTATATTGGGG